ATTAAGAGCAGGTAGAGCTAGAATTACTTCTATTCAAGGTAGAGGAGAAGCAGGTTCTGTTTTACTTTTACATGATGCAGCTACAACAGGTGCAGCAGCAGGTAGTAATTTAAAAGCAACTTTTAAATATGATACTGAAGGATTAGCAGTGTACGTTCCAGGTTCTGGAATTTTGTTTAAAGATGGAGTTTGTGCAACATTATCACAAACAACAGGAACTGACGGAAGCGTTACATTAACTATTACCGGTGCTTAGGAGTTTAAATGGCAAATACTACTTCAGGAACTTATGTTTTTGAAAAAGGTTTTACTATAGCCGATATTGTTGAAGAAGCTTTTGAAAGAGTTGGAATGCGTGGAGTTTCAGGTTATGAACTTCGAAGCGCTAGAAGATCTTTAAATATTCTTTTTCAAGAATGGGGAAATAGAGGACTACATTATTGGGAAGTAGCTCACAATTCTATTAGTTGGGAAAGTGGTAAAAATGTTTACACATTATATCGTTCTTCTACTGACGGAACTTCTGATGCTATGTTCAGTCCCTTATCAGCAGCAATGACTATTGGACAGACTACAGTTGTTGTAGACTCTATTGCAAACTTTCCAACAACAGGGACTTTGTTAATTGGAACAGAACAAATAACTTATACAGGTATAACAACTGAAACTAAAACATTTACAGGGTGTACAAGAGGAGCAAATGGAACCACAGCAGCAACTCATTCAATTGATGACAAGTGTTATGATAACAATTCTTTTACTTATGGAGTTACCGATATTTTAGAAGCTTCTTATAGAAGTTCTTCTATAATTGATTCTCCATTTACTAAAGTTGATAGATCTACTTATCAAGCTTTTTCAAATAAAACAGCAACAGGACAACCTTCTCAATATTTCGTAGAAAGATTTATTGATAGAACAACTATTACAGTTTACTTAACACCTGGATCTGTACAAGTTGGCAATTTTCTTAATTACTATTATGAAAGAAGAATCCAAGATGCAGGTTCCTATAGTAATGATGCAGATGTACCTTATAGATTTGTACCTTGTATGGTTGCAGGTCTTGCTTATTATTTATCACAAAAATTTCAACCAGCAGCAGTTCAAAATTTAAAATTATTATACGAAGATGAATTAGCTAGAGCTTTACAAGAAGACGGTTCACCATCTAGTACTTTTATTAGCCCTAAAACTTATTATCCAGGAACGTAATGGCAGATTTATCAAAAGGAAAAAATGCAATATTTATTTCAGACAGAAGTGGAATGCAGTTTCCATATACTGAAATGGTTAGAGAATGGAATGGTGCAAGAGTACATACTTCAGAGTTTGAACCTAAACAACCTCAACTTCAACCTAAACCAGTAGGATCAGATCCTCAAGCATTACAAAACCCAAGACCACCTGTACCTACAACTGCTGTTTTAATTATGTTAGATGATAATCCTTTTACAACTGTAATTCATAGCGGGGTTACTTATGTAAATGTGTATTCAGTTGCTCATCAAAGAAAAACAGGAGACGTTGTTAGATTAAGAGGTTTTCCAGATGTAACTACTGCAGGACCTGGAGGATCTAATCCTGATGATCTAAGAAATTTACAATCTTTTAATACTATACCTACATTTGATAATGTAAGTGATTTAAATAATGCAAATGGTTTTATTATTACAATAGGTAAAAAAAATTCAGATGGCTCCGTAACTACTTCACCTAGTTCCACACCAACAGATATTTTGACTACACCAGAAAATTATTTCTTTATTACAAGCACAAGTAATGCTACAACAGGAGGAGTTGCTGGTGGAGGAAATGGTTGTTCAGCGGGACCAGTAACTTTACAGGCGGTATAATATGGCATACACTTTAGCAAACTTACAATCTGACATTAGATCTTATACAGAAGTAGATGATAGTGTTTTAACAGACGCTATTTTAAATACAGTTATTAAAAATGCTGAGAATGAAATTTATAGAGAGGTAGCTTCTGATGTTTCAAATTTTTATGCTACATCAAACGCAGTTATCGGAAACAGATATGTTACTATTCCTTCTGATTTAAGAACAATTAGATATGTTCAATTTACTGACTCTGACGGCAAACAAGTTTATTTAGATCAAAGAGATCCAAGTTTCATGGCTGAATTTTATGAGACTCCTGATACAGCTAATGGACTTCCTCAATACTACGCTAGTTGGGATGAGAATTTTTGGGTAGTTTCACCCACACCAGACGCAGCTTATAAAATAACATTAGCTTATACTAAACAACCAGAAAGTATCACAAATACTACTCAACCTACAGGAGCTCCTGCTTCTTTAAACGGAACATATGTCAGTAATAAATACCAAGACATGCTTTTGTATGGTTGTTTAAAAAATGCATATGGGTACTTGAAAGGACCGGCAGATCTGTTACAATACTATTCTACAGCTTTTAGAACTGCTATGGCTTCTTATGGAGTCGAACAACAAGGACGAAGAAAAAGAGGCGAATATGATGATGGTGTCATTCGTACTCCTATTAAATCAGACTCACCATCAACATATTAATAAGGAGATAAAAACATGGCAAACATAGTACCAAGATCATTTGGAGTATCTTTACTGTCTGCACAACATGATTTTGCAACTTCAGGTCATACCTTTAAGTTAGCTCTGTACACAACTAACCCATACGATGCTGCAAGCACTGTATTTGCTGGTGGTACAGGTAACGGTGAAGTAAGTACTGTTGGCACAAATTATGTTGCAGGGGGCAACGCACTTACAAGTCAAGCTGTTGCAACAGGAGCAGGTAGTGGAACAGGTGCATTAGTATCTACTGTAGATTTTGCAAACACAGTGTGGGGAGCAGCAACAACTGGAGCTGCAACTTTTGGCGCTGCGTTTGGTGCAATTTATAATACAAATACTGTAGATGGTGTAGCAAATAGATTAGTAGTAGTGTTAGACTTTAGTGGAACTAAAACAGCAACAGCTGGCGACTTTACTGTCGCTTATCCAGATCCAACAACTGGAAGCCCTGCTGGTGTAGCAGCTATCATAAGTTTAAACGCTAATTAAAAATAGGAAAAAAATATGGCGTTGGTAATAAACGACAGAGTAAAAGTAAACAGTACAGCGACTGGAAACAGTCAAACTACTTTTGCAATTAATAATACTGTACTTACAGGTTTTGAAACTTTTGCAACTGGCATTGGTGTAGGTAACACAACTTATTATTGTATTTTTAATCAAGGTACAAATGAGTTTGAAGTTGGTTTAGGAACATTAAGTTCTACGACTAATTTACAAAGAACTACAATTCTTTCTAGTTCTAACTCAGACAGTGTAGTTGATTTTAATGCAGGAACAAAAGATGTATTCTGTACTTTACCAGCAAGCAAAGCAGTTTATTTAGATTCAACAGGTACCCCTGTGGGTGCCGCAAGTAACGGATTTAGCGTGGCAATGGCCATAGCTTTATAAGGAGGAATATGGCACAAGATTTTACTAGATATGCGGTACAAGCAACAAACAGTGCAGGTACGGTATTTACAGCAAATTCAAATGATGCAGTCATTGGAATCAGAATCGCAAACATAGTAACTTCAGCAATCACAATAGATGTATTTGTAGCAGTTGGAGGTTCAACTAACAGATACATTTGTAAAGATTTAAGCATTCCACCAAACAGTGCCGTAGAGCTTGTTTCAGGTGGAGCTAAATTTGTAATGCAAAATACTGATATACTAAAAGTAGAATCAGATACTGCTACAAGTGCTGATGTTTATGTTAGCGTCGTTGATTCAATAAGTGCATAGGAGGATAAATGGATAGTTTATACAATACAATATATATCGGTAACAAACCGGGCGCAGAACAAATTTATACACACGCGGAAACGCTTGATAATAAAGATATGGTTATTGAGTCAGCGGTTCTTGCTGGACCAGTAACTTTTACTAATACAATAACAGTAACGGGGACTTTGGTAATAGTATAATGTCAAAAATAGAAGTAGATGCAATAACACAACAATCCGGCACAACTTTAACAGTTGGTGGTGGAGCTTGTAAAACTGCAACTGTTGATGCTACCACAGTAAATTTAGGTAGATCAGGTGGTACAGTTTCACTAGCTGCTGGTGCTACTCAATCAGGTTTTGGTAGAACAGGAACTGTTGATTGGCAGACAACTCCAAAGACTGCAACATTCACTGCAGTAAATGGAGAAGGTTATTTTGCAAACACAACAGGTTCAGCTTTTAATATGAACTTACCAGCAGGTTCTGCTGGAGCAATTGTATCAATAGCTGATTATACAAGTACTTTTCAAACAAATAATTTAACAATTGTACCAAACGGAACAGATAAAATTGGAGGAAAAAATCTTAATGCTCCTTTAGCAACCAACGGTCAATCGATAACTCTTGTTTTTGTGGATTCAACTGAAGGTTGGGTAACAACTGCTGATTCAAGTCAAAATGTTGTTGGAAGTGATTTTGTGATTGCTACAGTTTCAGGTTCTGGAAATACTTTAGCAACAGCACCAGATTGTGCTGATACTAAAATAGCAACTTTTACAGGTCCAGGTTCTTTTATAGTAACTGATGTTAGTCCTGTAGCAGCTAATAATGTAGTTTCACATCTTATAGTCGCTGGAGGAGGATCTGGTGGTACAGGTTGTTCAGGTGGTGGAGGTGGAGCAGGAGGTTTTAGAGAAGTAAAAAGTCCAGTCACACCTTATACGGCTAGTCCTTTAGATGGATATCCAAGCGCACCTAATAGAGTAACACTTACCGCACAAACTTATGCAGTGGTAGTTGGTGGTGGTGCAACAGGTCAAGCGACTGGTCCAAACGGTAATAATACTGATGGTACAAGAGGAAGTGATTCAAGTTTTGGAGGAATAACATCTACTGGTGGTGGAGCAGGTGGAGATGGTCCAGCAGGTCCAGAGGGTCCAGGAGGTTCAGGTGGTGGAGGCGGACATAGTAGTGGTACTGCAGGTTCAGGAAATACTCCTCCAACTAGTCCAGCGCAAGGTTTTAATGGAAGACCATCTCAACCAGGTTCAGGTCCAGCACCAAGTGATGCTGGTGGTGCAGGTGGTGGAGCTACTGCGGCAGGAACTTGTGGTTCATCAGGACATCAAGGTGGAGCAGGTGCTACAACTTCAATTTCAGCAAGTGCAACAACTTATGCTGGAGGCGGTGGTGGATCTAACAGATGTGGAGGAAGTCAACCAGATGTTGCAGGTGGAGCAGGTGGAGGTGGAAAAGGTGCGGCAGGTTCAAGACCAAGACCAGCAGCAGATTCTACAGGAGCAAATGGAACAGACAATACAGGTGGTGGTGGTGGAGCAGGTGGAAGTCTAGTTTCTGGAGGTAATATAGGAGGAACAGGTTCAGGCGGTTCTGGTATAGTAATAATAAGGTATAAATTTCAATAATTATGACAAGTAAAATTAAAGTAGATAATATAAATAAAGTTTCAGATGATTCAAACATCATTAAAAAATGTGGTACGACAATTACATTAGGTGCAAGTGGCGATAGTATTGCTTTAGCATCAGGTGCAAGTCAAACAGGATTCGGTAGAACAGGAACTGTAGATTGGCAGACAGGTTCTATAAAAACAGGAACTTTTTCAGCAGTTAATGGAGAAGGTTATTTTGTAGACACAAGTAGTGGAACTGCTACAGTAAATCTTCCGGCAGGATCAGCAGGAGCAATAGTATCAATTGCTGATTATACAGGAACTTTTGCAACCAATAAATGTACGATTTCAGCAAACGGATCAGAAAAAATTGCTGGAATTGCAGTAGATGTTGATTTAACAACAAATGGACAGTCTGTTACTTTAGTTTATGTAGATGGCACTGAAGGTTGGGTCACAGTAAATGATTCATCCGAAAATGTAGTTGGTAATCCTTATATAGTAGCAACAGGTGGAACAGTTACTTGTTCAGGAAACGACAAAATTCATACTTTTACAGGTCCGGGTACTTTTACCATTACAGCTACAGCTGCCTGTGCAGCTGATAATGTTGTTTCTTATGTTGTAGTAGCTGGTGGCGGCGGAGGTTCTTCAGATGTTGGTGGTGGAGGTGGGGCTGGTGGATACAGAGAAGTAATAAGTCCAACTTCTCCTTATTCAGGATCTCCATTAAATGGATATCCATCTGCACCTAACAGAATTACAGTTTCAGCAAGTGGTATTCCAATTACAGTTGGAGGTGGAGGAGCAGGAAATTCTTATCCTCCTCAAGCTCCTGGTACTAGTGGTAATAATTCAATTTTTTCAACAATAACTTCTGCTGGTGGTGGAGGTGGTTCAGCATCAGGCAGTGGAGCCGATGGTGGATCTGGCGGTGGTGGATATAGAGGTGGTGGAGCTGCTGGATCTGGAAACACTCCTCCAACATCTCCCGCACAAGGACAAAATGGTGGAACTGGTAATCCTAATGGATCAGGTGGATCTGGTGGTGGCGGAGGAGCAAGCGCTGCTGGTGCTACTGGTACTCCTGATAATTCACCAACTGGTGGAACTGGTGGAGCAGGAACAACAAGTTCAATTACAGCATCACCTGTGGGTAGAGCTGGTGGTGGTGGAGGAGGAACAAGAAATGCTCAAAGCACACCTGGTGGAACAGCTACGGATGGCGGTGGCGCAGGATCAGGTACTGGACCTACTGGACAAAACGCAACACCTGGAACAGCTAATACAGGTGGTGGCGGTGGTGGAGCTGTAAATGCACCTGGTGCTGGTGGTAATGGTGGTTCAGGAGTTGTTATAATAAGATATAGAGCTAGAACTTAATGAAAAAATTTAAATTAAATACACCTTGTTTATTAGATTCTTTTAAAGATCATAAAAAATTAAAAGATACTTTAGTGTCATTAATCAAAGAAACTAAAGCTGATTATTTAAATGAACAGCAAGATTATTATAGTGATTTAATACATCGTTTAGATTGGTCACAATCTAAAGATAAAAATAGAGAATGGGTTAAACATATATTACCATCTTTACAAAATCATTTTGAAAATTATGCAAAAAAATTAGGTTATGAAAAAGTTGATGTAACTAACATTTGGTTTCAACAATATAATAAAAATGGAAAACACGGGTGGCACACACACGCAGAAAATTATACTGGAGTTTACTATGTACAGTTTTCTAGTAAATGTGCAAAAACACAATTAATAGATCCTTTTTCTCAAAACAAAAAAATTGAAATAGAAGCAAAAGAAGGAGATATTGTAATATTTCCAAGCTATGTAATACATAGAGCAACTGAACAAAAAGAAAACCTAGAAAAAATTATAATATCGTTTAATATCAATTTTACAAAAATATTACCGACTTTATTTAAAAAAATAAATGCTATGGAAAGTAAAAAATTATGAGTGAAGTAAAAGTAAATAAAATTAGTCCAAGGTCAGGAACAGAAGTAACCCTAGGTGATAGTGGCG